CGGGTGGCGGTTGCTGCTTCGGTCATGCTGAATGTCTCCTTGTTTTCGGTGTTGATTCGTCTCTAAGTTAGTTCCATGACTTTCGTCAAGGAAAAAGTTCAGAGCGCTCCGACCAAGCTCCGCGCGTCGTCAGACACTTCGATATACTGTTCGGTCGTCTCAATGCTCGCGTGGCCCATCAACCGCTGAACGTCACGCAACGAACAGTGGTGGTGGTTCGCGCTCCGGGCAAGTGTGGTCCCGAAGGTGCGTCGTCCAGAGTGAGTGGACGCGCCCTCGAAGCCGCCGGACTGGATCAGGCGGTTGTAATAGGCACGCAGTGCTGTGGGGGACATCGCCTTGTGGGCGGCATGGGCAGGGATCGCTTCCCCGCGCTCCAGCTTCCAGCGCCATGGCTGTGCTGAGATCGCAACAACATCCGCCGAGGGATACGCCTTGCGGAACGCTTGCAGGCATTCCTTGACAAGGCCGTTCATGGGGACGGTGCGTTCGCGCCGCCCCTTGCCCACGTCGGAGAAGATGTTGATGTCTTTGGCGATGGTGCCGGTGGTGGTGAGCATCGCGGCGATCTTGATCTTGGCGATCTCGCCTACGCGCAGACCAGCCTTGAACGACAGGGCGACGATCAGGCGATCGCGGACCGGCATCGGGCTGTTTTCGGTGACGTGCTTGAGCAGCTTCTGGAACTGCTTCTCGTCGAAAGTCTTTGCTCGCTTCTTTGCCATTGTCTGTCTCCATGTGATTGACGAATCGCTGGATAAGGCGATTCGCAACCGGAGTCAATATCAATGGAAGAAGTGATGGAGTCCGTCAGTGGATGAACGGGAAGGGCGGGGTAGGGCGATCGCGCGCCAGATGGTCGAGGTGCCAGTTGATCCGCTGCACGGACAGGATGAGATGGGAGACCTCGGCGTTGAACTCGACGATGTCGATGTGGCCGTGGTCATACATGCGGTGGGCGAAGTCGATCTTGAGCAAGGCGACCTGCTTGACCGCCTCAACCATGTCCACGTCCTTGCACTGCGTCACATAAGTGAAGTCGTAGAACTGGTCGAAGTCGATCTCTTCCATCCCGAAAACCTCGGTGACATACATGAAGCGATCGATGTTGCAGGCCCCATCAGGGCCGTTAGGGCGCGGGTCGGAAACCAGTTCGGTAGCAATTTCTTCAATCGTGCGCTGCACGCTTTTCTCCATGGCAACGGCACCGGTCATATTCCGGGTCCGTGTCGTCGATCAGTGCATCCTGCCACGACGGACAGAAATGCAGGGTGGGGTTCAGGAAACTGCATTCAGGAGGGATCACGCCCTCCCGCTCGATGGTGTTGCAGGCGTTGGGGCTTAGTCCTCGTGGCATTCGTCGCTGATCCTGATTCCATGGACGGGGCAGTCCTGATGGAAGCGCATCTGACTCTTCCAGCGCCATTTCTGGCGCTTCTCGTCGTAGATGCGGTTCAGGACATCGATGCGTTTGTTCTCGGGGACCTTGCCTTGGCACAGGCAATCCTCCGGCTCCCACTCGGTTTGGAGTGGTCTGGAGCTTATGACCCTTCCGGTCACTTTTTTCATCGGGCCATTAGGGACAGTCACAATTGCACTATAGCCATTTTGGCTTGACATTGCAAGCGAAATCACATAGCTGCGGCACCATGCAATCACTTTCCAATGATTCCCTGAACGCGCACTTCGCCGCGATCGAAGAGGGGATGACCGACGCCGGCAAGGCGAAGAGCGTTGAGACTGTCCGCCTGATGCAAATGCTGCGGGACCGGGCGGCGCAAGGCGGTTTCCGCAACCAGCCGATCATACTGCACCGCCCATGAAGCTCACATTCTCCGAGGGGCGCTACATCGTCACCTCGCGCGAGAGCCGGTGGGGCGAACTGCGCGACGCGGGCTTCGTCTTCCACCGGGCCGGGCGCTACTATCACACGACGGACTGGCGCAAGGCGGCCGATTATATCGACTACGCCGATGACGACACCTACGCCGATCTGGACGCCAAGCTCACCGAGCTAGAGGCGGCGATGGCGCTGTCCTATTCGATGGAAGCACAGGCGGACATCACGCGACCACACATCGTCAACCACAAGGGTGAAGTCCTCGACTATCTCCCCTACCAGAAGGCCGGCATCCTCTACGCCAGCGAGCGCGATGACACGCTGATCGCAGACAGTCCGGGCCTCGGCAAGACGATTCAGGCCATCGGGATCATCAACCATCTCGGCCTCGTGTCGGGTGTCATCGTCTGCCCGGCGACCTTGAAGCTGAACTGGCTCAAGGAGATGACCAAGTGGTTGGCCGACAAATCGCTGACCGTCGGCGTGGCCTATGGCGACGACATCCCCGACACCGACTTCGTCATCATCAACTACGACATCCTGAATCGTAATCGGGACGCGCTGTGGGCTGAGCATTGGGACATCCTCGTCTGCGACGAAGCGCAGTATCTCTCGAACGGTGAGTCCAAGCGGACGCAGGCAATCTTCGGCGTCTACAAGATGGATTGGAGCACCAAGAAGGTCACCCGCGTTCCCCAGCGCATCAAGCAGCGCGTGTCTGGCCGCGTCGAGAAGGTTCCGTGCCTGCGTGCCGAGAGGCGCGTGATGCTGACCGGCACCCCGATGATGAAGAAGCCCAAGGACATGTGGACCATGATCCGGGACTTCGACCCGCACGGGCTGGGCGCAAGCTGGGACGATTTCGCCTTCACCTATTGCGACGCGGTGATGACCGGCTTCGGCTTGCAGGCTGACGGCGGCTCCAACCTGACCGAACTCAACGAGCTTCTGCGCCGGGCGTTCATGATCCGGCGCTTGAAGAAGAACGTGCTCAAGGACCTGCCGGAGAAGACGCGCGAGATCGTGATCTTCCCGCAGGAGGGCTTGAAGAAGAAGATCAAGACCGAGCGCGACAAGTTCACCGATGCCTTCGCCATGCTCGACGCCGCTAACGACGGCGTCGTCTACAAGCCAAAGGAGGTGCTGGCAGAGGCGGACCCGGCCTACATCCTCGACTGCATGACCCGAATCCTGCCGCAAGGCTTCGATGCGGAGGAGATCGACGATCTGGACGGCGGCGAACTGCTGCCGGGCTTTGCTGCCTATTCCGAAGCGCGCCACGATCTGGCGCTGTCCAAGGTGCCGATGGCGGCCGAGCATATCAAGCGCCTCGTGGAGACTGGCGAGAAGGTCATCGTGTTCGCCATCCACAAGGACGTGATCGCCGCGCTACATCAGGAGTTCCCGACGGCGGCCCGCATCATCGGCGGCCTCGGGGCCAAGAAGGTCGAGGCGGAGAAGCTGAGGTTCCAAGGTGACAACGACAATGCGATCGAGCCGGACCCGGACTGCAACGTCATCCTCTGCAACCTCAAGGCCGGCGGCGTCGGGCACACCCTGACCGAGGCGACGATCGTTGTCTTCGTCGAGATGTGGTCGGTCCCCGGCGACATGGAGCAGTGCGAGGACCGGGCGCATCGCATCGGTCTGGAGCACAACGTCCTGATCCAGTTCCTCGTCGTGGACGGGACGATGGACGCCCTGACCATCCAGACCCTGATCGATCGCATCGCCATGATTCAGGAAGGCGTCGATGGCGTCGAGCCTGAACGAAAGGTCGCGTGATGCTGATCACCACCCTTGAGGAACAGCGCCGGGCAGGGCGGGCGGCCCGCGCCGCCGGTGGATACGACAAACTCATCGAACTGGCCGCCAAGCGCGAGACGGAGCAGCAAAAGCTAAAAATCGTCCGTCAGCAAAAGCGAAAAATCGTCCGCCTCCCAAAGAAAACCAGATGAAGGAAACAGCATGAGCATGTTTGTTGAATGCGGCCAGTGTGGCTGGCTCGGCCCGGTCGCTGATCTGCAAGACCATCCCACCCGGCCGCTGCCGGACGATCTCGGCTTCTGCCCGGAGTGCGAATGCGAGATCGACGAATGGCCGTTCGACGAAGCTGAGAAGGACCGCCGGCTCGCCGAGTATGAGTGAGCCGTATCCCTATCCCACCAAAATCCACTGGTATGCCGGCATGGCTTTTCACCTTGATGGCCGCATCACCTATTACACGGAGAAAGACTTGAACGCCTACACTCCACTCGAACGTCGCGAATACCTCATGGACATCCTGATGCAGGTGATCGGTAAGAAGATCGATCCGAACGATCTCATCGACCGTCTCGAAGAACACATGTCCGAGGCTGACCGCATCGAAATCTCTCAACTGGCTTTCGAGCACGATCTCATCACGCTCGACAGCGAGGGAGACGTGATCCCTATGTCATCACTCACAGGTGGGCGGGCATACACGATCCGCACGCCTCTGCCCGAAGCGACGTGGGAACGACTCCCCACGGCCGGCACGCCGATGGCCCTGACGCCCGGTGGCCATCACGCCCATTACGACTACGAGGTCAAGTCGTGGCCTTGGTTCTTCGAGCCGATGTGCGCTGGCAAGAAGAAGCACGACATGCGGGACAAGACCGAGCGGCC